GTGCGCCACTGTGCCATCATCTGACCGGATTCTTCCGCCGTGGTGTCAAAGGCCACCCCCATCTTCACGGCGTCGTCAGTAAACTGCATCAGCTCGTCACGGGCGATGCCAGCCTGACCACCCGCCGCCACGATTTCGGCGATACCTTCCGCCGACATGGGCAGTTCTGTTGACAGGTCGCGCACCTGTTCCGTCATTGCCTTAAACGCTTCCGGCGTATCCAGACCATCCACCACTTTCCGGACATCCGCCATTTTTGATTCAAGGGCAATGGCAGATTTGACCGGGAGCGCCAGCGCCCCCAGTACTGCGGTTCCGGCACCCGCTGCGCCCAGAGACAGGCTGGCAAACTCCTTTTTAAAGCCTTTCAGCTGGCGCTGCATCCCCTTCAGCGGTGCCGACACCTTATCCACGGCAGTGATGATCGCCTTCAGCTGAAAACTGTCAGCCATGCTTCATCTCCTCGTTAATGCGGACGGCCTCGGCTTCCAGTTCTGTAAACTGCGAAATAGCCACCCGTCGCAGCTCCAGTGGATTCAGTTTCCAGAACCAGGCAACATTGTAGAGTCGTTTCCGGAGGTGCTTCCCGTCTCCGACTGGGTAAAAAAACGCAGGATCTGCATGCTGGTCTTAAAAATATCCAGTTTTGCCATCTGCGCCGCCGATGAACGCGGGATCCCCGCCAGCAGCGGGATATATTTCAGTGCCACCTGGCTGTCCAGTTTAATACTGCCCTCACCGGAAATAATGAAAGGAAAACCCAGGGCCTCGATTTCGTCATACGTGGGTTCACGCAACTCCAGCACATGCAGCGTTTCGTTATGCGCTGTCACCGGTTTTTTTAAAACAATTTCTGTCACGCTCATTACTGATATCCTCCCTCTTCGCCGTGGAATTCAAGATCTGCCGTACCTTCTTCGGCATTATGGTTTGCTTCGCCATGCAGCCAGGCCGCCGAAAGCACATACACCATGCCGTTTGCCAGCTCGGCAGTAATCGTCATCTGGTCTGAGGCGGTAATTTTGTCGACCGGAAAATTTTTGGGCACTTTAAACGTGCCCTTAACGTAAGGTGACCGCCAGGTCTCCTTGTAATCCACATCCCCAGCCATGCCGACAACATCATCCCGGACATTGGTGTTCATCGGCACTTCAATGCCACCTGTCAGCGATAACTGCTGACCATCCACTTTAAAAAAACAGGTTCCGGCGATCTTTGCCATTATGCTGACTCCTCTGAATACTGGAGACGGAACTGGTTAACCACCGCAAAGACACGTAACTGGTTAACATAATCCGGCGGGAACAGCGTGTTCAGTCGGTTCGGGTTATCCGCATCACGCTCAACTATCAGATACTGTTTAAACAGATCGTAATTTTCCACAATACCGGCACGCTCCATCTGACGATATGTCGCCAGAAGCTCCCCTTTGATAACGGCAGGAGTAACAATCGCCTGCCCCGGACCAAAACGGGTACCATCATTTGCCAGCTTGTGGCGTCCGTACTTGCTTGTGATGACCGATTTCAGTTTGCGAAGAACGTATGCGCTGGTATGCAGTGTTTCACTGTCCAGATAGCTGTTGTCTGCCACGCCATATGCATTCTTTTTGTAGGTGGTTACGGAACGCTGGATCCGCAACGTGCCGCCTTCCACATAAGCCGTCGCCACGCCGTGAGATAAAAGGGTCTGCTGCTCTGTCATGATGAATCGCTTACCTTTCGGTGCCGGAAGCATCCCCACCAGTTCCCCCGTCTGTGTCGGACGGGCCGGGTCATTGCGGATAAATACCGCTTCACGGGCAAGGCGACTGGCAACCAGTTCATCGACAGGCGACTGGGTTTCTTTTTCGTAACCGGCAAGCGTGATATGTTGCTGATTATGCATATCTCCGGCATCAACCAGCTCTGACAGCGTTCCCAGCTTTGCGGTATAGACATGCCCGTATAACTGGCGCGCATAACTCCAGCGACCGCTGCTGTCATTCATTTCGGTCATCATCATATTGATGGAGGCGGCATCGTTGAACGGCAGACCGATAAAGTCGAATGCCTCATCGCCCATAGCAGCAACAGCGGCAGTAAGATCAGGCGCGCCACTACCCGCAGTTCCGGCTTCCGTCACAACCTGAAGCCCCGCAGGCAGAATCTCACCACCACCAGAACCATAATAATTCAGGCAGACAGGCAACTCGTTACCATACAGCCCCTTATGGCGGGCAGTCAGCGTCACCACACCTGCATCAGATGACGCCGCAAACGGCAGGGTGATAACCCCATTTACCGCTTCCTTAATCGCGGTGGCAACCGCAGTGGCATCATCGCCATTCACCACAGGCACCTGTACACGGTAGCGCCCGACATACAGACTCAGGGTGCCGCTTTCCTCTGCTTCTCCGGTAACTGTCACCCTGACCGTCGCCGCCGCCCCTTTGGCTTCCGGTACTGCAATAACATACAGTTCACCGAAAGGATCTGTCTGACGGTAGACGTCAACCATACGCGCCAGCTGGCTCCCGGCCCCACAAATCTGACGGGCATAATCTGCCGACGGCATCAGCACGAGGCTGTTAACCTCAATGGCGGCATCGTTGCTGGCATGCCCGATCAATAATGCAGGCGCGCTGGTCACTGCTGTATTTGCCGCAGAATTGTCCATCTCGGCGTAAAACAACGGCACCAGCGTGTCTGACGGAACAGTATTAAAACTTATCGTCATGATTTTTAGCCTTATCCTGTTTAACACGTACCACATCACCCGCCGCTATACGGCGAAGCCAGTAGCTGTTTTCTTCCACATTTCGCCCGTCAGAAGGCAAAAGGTCTCCACGGGCAGGGTCAGGAACCGACCGCCCTTTCAGGGGTTTTACAAACATGAGGGACTCTTATTTCTGAGGGAAACGCATTTCCAGATGGTGCTCAAAGTCACCATCCGGGCCAGTACCAGGATCAATGTAATCCACATCAATACTCAGCAGGGATAAATCCGGCAGAGCATTCACGTCCTCTGCCTGTCGCGTGTCTTCTTCCGTGATTTCATACTTCGCCGTAAAATCAAACTGGTAATACAGTTCGTAACGGTTCAGATCCAGCAGGGTGCCACCGGCATAAACAATCTCGCCCCCCTGCGGGTCCGGCATCCACCCAAGCAGGGCTTTCCAGAGTTCTCTACGGACATCATGAACGGCGTCATAGGCTGCCCACTGCCCTTTTTCATCACGCTCATTGCTGAGCACAACAATAACGGAGAAGCCTTCTGTCAAATCCTGCCAGTAATCGGTCTGTGATTTTTGTTCCCCCGGCGCATCGTCAGAGGGGACAACATAGGCAGCAGGCAGACGCAGTTTTCCGGCATCAGGGATCGCCTTAAACTGCGCCGCACCACCAACACGATTCTCAAAACGCGGGCATCGCTCACGCAACGCCGCAATTATTGTTGTCAGTTTCATTTATGCTTCCTTTTTACCGGACGTAACGAACGCTGCAACTCACGGGACAACAGTTCCTGCGTCCAGTGACGCCGCCGCTCAATAACGTCAGCCATAAAGTTATTACGCGGGGCCAGCCGGAAAGTCGAAGAATGGTGCTTCTTCTGCCGCTTATCCTTTTTATCCATTCCATAAGCTGAATGGCGAACACCGTAATACAGAAATGCCGGATAATAGGGTGCGCCTTCGGGGAAACGGCGATTCCCCTGCCCGTTTTTCTGGTTAGGAGAAATTTTCACCATCAGTCCGGGGCGACGCGTCGTTTTTTTGGGAACGTAATAACCGATGGAGCGGGCCAGACGCCCGGTCTGATACCCCGGGTTCTCTCCCGGGTCAGAACGCCCGCGTTTAATCACCAGACGTCTGGCGTCACGCATATAGACGCGCCCGATCTGCACAAATGCCCGACGCAGACGGGCGCGATTAAACTCCAGCTCCTTTGGTTGTTTAAAGTCGACGTGTAAAAATGCTGTCTGATTCATGGCATTCACCCCGTCGTCGCGCTGTACGCAGTTCTTCACATTCCAGCAATAAAAAACGCCGCTGACCGTTCAGGTCGCGTATTCGCCGGATCCGGTACTCCTGACCGTAATAAACCACCTCATGATCTGCCGTGATGTCGTGACGGAAACGGATCGTAAAATAATGCGTAACGATATTTTCTGTCTGCACTGAGCCCTGATAAGCAGCAGCGCCTGGCTGAGCCACCTTTGCCCAGACATCAAACGACTCCGTATATGTCGGCTCCGTACCAAAATCAGCGGTGGGTTCATCCACCCGAAGGCGGATCTTTATCCGGCGATTCAGCTCTCCGGGATCCGGTAAAAGGTAAGTGGCACTGGTCTGACTTTGCCTGATTTTCATAGCGGGACAATCCTGTAAGGGCCAGCAAGCCATCTGAAACTCATTGGCGTTTCCAGTTTCTCCACATCGGTGATCGTTGAGCGATTTTCATAAAAATGACTGACCAGCATCAGCATTGCCAGACGAACATCATCAGTCAGATGCATCCCGTCAGGATCGTCTTCCGGAATCGTCTCTTCCGGTGCATACAACTTCCTGTTCAGGTATGTCTCTGTTCTTTTCTGTACCGCCTGTGCCAGCAATTTCAGAAAATCGCCGTCACTGTACAAACCATCATCGAGCCGGAGGTGAGATTTAATTTCCTCTTCTTTCAGGAGCATATTTTCCTCCTGTGCCCGCCATTACGCGGGCACAAAAAAACCGCATTACGCAGCGGCTTTCTGGCGGGTTGCAGCCCCAATTTTCATCAGCTTAATCGCCTGAGAATCCACCAGCATACCGCCGGTTCGCTTGGTGGTATAAAAACCCACAAACGGTTTATTGGTGTACGGATCGCGCAGGATACGGGTACCGATGCGATCAACGATGGTATAGCCACGTTTGAAGTTACCAAACGCAATGGCTTTTGCATCGGCAGCAATATCCGGCATCTGTTCATTCTCAACGATGCCATACCCTGCCAGAGAAGAAGGCTGACCCAGCTCAATACCCGGACGCCACAGATAATTTCCGTCGTTATCCTTCAGCAGACGAATGGCAAACAGGCTGCTGTTGTTCATCATGAACTTCGCGCCGCTGCGGTGCGCCTTGCGCAGGGTGTAAATCAGTTTAATGATCGCATCGGCAGTCACGCCGGAAGCCGCACCGGAAGCAATGTGCTGAAGTTTGCCAAACGCACGGGTCTTGTCATCTTCATCGGTGGACTCGTAAGCCAGAAAACCTTTTGGTTTTTTGCTGCCGTCGCCACTGGTAAAGGCAATTTCTTCCTGTTCGGCAAATTCCAGCGCCAGCTCACTGTTGATCCAGTCTTCCACATTGAAGAAAGCGTCATCGAGCATTTTCTGGGTGGCCTGCGGGTTGCCGTAGATTTCCCCCATAAAGGGTTCAATCAGCCCCAGTTTTGAGGTGGCGGTTTCCGGACGTGCATCCGTTTCCCCCACCCATCCGGACGTTGTGCCGCCCAGATTCACCAGTTTTTTATAATCCGAGCCCCCGAGGGTGATCACAGTGGCTTCCTGGCGCATCACCACCTCATCTTTTAGTAGCGTCAGAATGGTGCGATCCAGTTCTTCCGGAATGGCATAACCGCCATCTTCATCATTGCCCACCTGCAGCGCCTTACGCTCCAGCTCACGCAGGCCGTCTTCACGCCCCTTGCGCATAAATCCGATAAACGCTTCTTTATGTTCACCGGCAACTTTATTTTGCGTGCCGCCTGCCGGACGCTTGACTTCAGCCAGTTCAGCTTCAAGATCGCTTTTCAGATTTTCCAGTTCAGCCAGTTTTCCGTTGAGGGTTTCCACTTCACCAGCAAGTTTTCCCTTTTCCTGCTCGATCGCGTCAATGCGCTTGTCGTTTTTTGCCTTAAAATCGTCAAACTTCTGCTGCAGCTCCTGCGCGACCTGCTCCACATCTTTAATGTCAGCCATTATTTTTCTCCTGGTTAAAATTTAAGATTTTTCAGTGCATTCAGTGCGGCATCCACATCCTCAGCATCACGCAGGGATAAAGCGCCATATCCCCCGGCCATGAATGCTTTGGCCTGGGTTCGCGAGAGTCCAACATCGCGCAGGACTCGCTCAATAATTTTCTGATCAGGGATCTCCCCACGCGCCAGCGCATTTTTCACATCGCTGATGCGTGCCTCATCATTGGAAGGAAACGTCACCAGACTGACCTCCCACAGGTCGATCTCTTTCAGCAGGAATACCCCTTTTTCACGGTCGTACTCCCAGTCTTTCAGGATGTAGCCAATAGAAAGGCCGGTTAAAGAACCGGCCTTCATATGGGCATGTGCACGTTTTGCCAGGGGATCATCATCAACGAGTAATCGCCCCCTGACATAAAGCCCGACATCATCTTCTTTCATTTCGGTGTACACACCGATGGGCTCATCCATGCGGTGCTGCCAGAGCAACGCAGGCAGCGCCTTTTTTTCGCTCCATTTCTGGAGTGTTGTGGTAAAGGCACCGGGGACCACCACATCATCGTGGCTGTCCTTAACACCAAAAACAGAACCGTAACCTTCAAATTCCCCGGAATCACTGACGGATTTCAGGTTCAGCGGTATATCAAGACGCTGTTTTGTCTGCATCTCCACTCTCCTTTTTCTTACCGTTGTCATCGCCAGCAGAGGGACTGGTGGTCATGTTCATCGGTGTCAGATACACATCACCGCCCGGTCGGGGATTCATATCTTCCAGATCACGGCAGTCATTAGGGGAATAAATCCCCCAGTTGATCCCCGTGGCATACGCTTCAAAGCGGGATTTCATGTCGCCACGCAACAATGCTCCGGCATTAAATTTGGCGTAAAACTTCCCCTG